ATGCCTCATAACAATGGACATCAATTATTAGGAACAAATTTAGTCGATTCAATTGGTAACCACGAAGTAGTTCGCGGTGCAATTCGCTTTGTAAAAAGAGCGGTTCGAGAAGCACAACTACAAGTGTCATTTAACTTCCCGGAAGTGTATGACACTGCTCGTGATATTAAAAATCGAATAACAGATAGCTGGGAAGAAAACAGAAAAAACCCAGATCCCGTAGTTAAAGCGATTAACGATTTTGGTAATACACCAGTTGGGCGACTTGTTGAAGCTGCCGTTGATCCAGCAGGTGCTGCAGCAACAGTTGTTCAAGAACTTGGTGCTGGGCGTTTAGATCCACGGCTTCTAGCTCTTGTCGGGATGATCGATCTCGACAGAGGCGTACTGCGTTTTAAAAATGTCGATAACGTATCCACTGGCGTATATGCGCGAGGTAGGGGTCGTTTCGGTAGACAAGCAGATGGTCAAGGAAGAAAAGTTGAGCTTGCAGTTGCAGAAAAAAATGTGGAGCAACTGGAAGGACTTAAAAACCGCGATGTAACTGCCTACAACGCAACTAACTACAATGTTTCTCCACAGGGTGGGGACATCGGCTACCAAGCTGAATACGGACGTGCTCACGACGTAAGTGCTGAGTCACACCATATGAGTGATCATAAATTCTTTGGTGATGCAAGTGCTGGGCCGGATAAACCCGAAGTGGATAAAGAGTTCCACAAGTTGGGCGGCATTAAAGGAAACGATGCACTCAACATGGTCTACGCTTGGGGTATTAAAAAATCAAAAGATATCCTGGCGGTGGATCACAACCGAATCCATAACAGGCTTTACCCAAGACTACCAGAACGGCAATTTATTCAAGCCAAAATTGACGATGGTAGTTGGTACAAATTAAAACCAAAAACACGTGCCACTTTACTTAAAAAAGCTTCAGATGAGCACGTTGATATTGTTATGCGTTGGGCTAAATGGAAGCTTGCACTGGCTAACGCTGACCCGACATTTAGGGTTTTAACTCCAAAGATGAAACGTAAGTATATCGAGCAGCAACCAAAGTGGTTTGCAGAACTTGGCAAGGACCAGTTTCCAACTTACGAAGAATTGATGGCTCAACCCAAGGGTTTTAACAACGATGAATTGCGCCATGTTTTTGGCTTAAGTCTCGGTCAGAAACCCTCTAAGTTACGTCGAGATGTTCCACTAAGTGTTTACACAGCACGTAACTAGCTGCTGAGCGGCCCCTAGAAGCCCCTACAAGCCCCCTCCACTACGGCGGGGGTATATATCCCTATGAATGATATTTTAACGGCCCTGCGGGGCGATTTTAAGGTGTTCCTCCAGGCTTTGTGGATGGAACTGAATCTTCCAAGCCCTACTCGTGCACAATATGCCATTGCAGATTATCTACAACATGGTCCGAAACGACTACAAATTCAAGCCTTCCGTGGTGTCGGTAAGTCTTGGATTACTGGCGCGTTTGTACTTTGGACTTTGTTTAATGACCCAGAAAAAAAGATCATGATTATCTCCGCTTCTAAAGAGCGGGCTGATAACATGTCTATCTTTTTACAGAAACTGATTATTGAAACCAAATGGTTGAGTCACTTACGACCAAAAAGCGACGAAGCACGCTGGTCACGTATTAGTTTTGATGTCGCTTGTAGCCCGCACCAAGCACCATCCGTAAAGTCCGTAGGCATCACTGGTCAGTTGACTGGTAGTCGTGCCGACTTGATGATTCTTGATGACATCGAAGTTCCCGGTAACTCGATGACAGAGTTTATGCGAGAAAAACTACTACAACTTTGCACGGAAGCAGAATCTATTCTTACACCAAAAGATGATAGCAGGATTTTGTATCTCGGCACTCCTCAGACTACCTTTACAATCTACCGTAAACTTGCCGAACGGAATTACCGCCCATTCGTGTGGCCAGCACGCTACCCGAGGAATACCTCTAATTACGAAGGACTTATTGCCCCACAACTACAAGAAGACATCGACAACGGTGCCGATCCGTGGGGCGTAACTGACCCGGATAGATTTGCACATGAAGACCTTATTGAACGTGAAGCGTCTATGGGACGCAGCAACTTCATGCTGCAGTTCATGCTCGACACAAGCCTTAGTGATGCAGAGAAGTTCCCCCTTAAGATGGCAGATCTTATTGTTACTGCTGTTAACCCCACTACTGCACCAGAATCCGTTATTTGGTGCTCCGACCCAAGAAACGTTATTAAAGAGCTACCCACAGTCGGTCTCCCAGGAGATTATTTTTATTCTCCAATGCAACTCCAAGGGGATTGGCAACCTTACACCGAAACAATCTGCAGTGTTGATCCAAGCGGTAGGGGAAGCGACGAAACAGCAGCCTGCTTTATCTCACAACTTAATGGGTACCTCTACGTGCATGAAATGCGTGCATACCGAGATGGGTACAGCGACAATACTTTGCTAGATATTCTTAGGGGTTGTAAAAAGTATGGTGTAACAAAGATAGTAATTGAAAGTAATTTTGGTGATGGTATTGTTTGTGAACTTTTTAGAAAGCATCTACAACAAACCAAGCAATTAATAGACATAGAGGAGACAAGAGCCACAGTTCGGAAGGAAGACCGTATTATCGACACACTAGAACCAGTGATGAATCAACACCGGTTAGTAGTTAATAAAAGTCTTGTAGAGTGGGACTACAATTCCAACAAAGACGAGGCACCAGAAAAGAGATTGTTGTATATGCTCTTTTATCAGATGTCACGGATGTGTCGTGAAAAAGGTGCCGTTAAACACGACGACAGATTGGATTGCCTTGCTCAAGGTGTCAAGTATTTTACCGAATCACTAGCAATTAGTGCACAAGAAGCTATTATTGAAAGACGCAGAGAAGAGTGGAATGATATGCTTGAAAGTTGGCTTGATGACCCCCAATCTGCGGTTAATCATATGGTTTTAGGTTTTGATTTAGAGCATAGAAAAAAAGCACGTGTTGAAAATGGTCAAAACGTAGTCCACCACTGGGTTTAGGCGGTAACCCCAGCCTTATACAGGGGGAAACGTCCTATGAATTTCTTAATCGGATTCAGAAGGTTGGTTACCGCTTGAACCCGTTTGTTGTAGAAGTTGCAAAACACCTACAACAACAACGTATTGCAGTTGGTAAGTTTGTGCCAATTGTAGAAGTACCACTGCCTCCCAAGCCTGTAGACATTGCTGAAAACTACAACTCACGTAAGGACTACAGACGCAAGGCCGCAGAGGTAAACAACATAAACAGTCAAGCCTTTCGCCGCAGTTGTCGTACTCGTATGACAATGGAAGCTGTGCAAAGATTCAAAGATCGGGAACGATTCTTCATCCCCTGGAGCTTTGATTACCGCGGAAGAGCGTATCCAATACCCGCATTCCTCACACCTCAAGACACCGACTTTGGTAAATCATTACTGCAATTTGCAGATGAAGCATTTATCCATGATGGTGATCAAGAGTGGGTCGCCTTTCAAGTAGCCACTACATATGGTCTTGATAAGGAACCTATGCACAAACGTATAGAATGGGTCAATCACAATCACGACCTGATTAGTCGTATTGCTACTGATCCAATTGACAACCGTTGTGAATGGGAGACTGCTTCCGAACCTTGGTGTTTTCTTGCCGCTTGCGAAGAGTATTATGCTTGTTTTATTGATTATAGCCGCAGTTTTACCTGCTTACCTATTGCTGTTGACGCCACTTGCTCAGGATTACAAATCTTGGCAGGGCTCGCCAGAGATAGATCAACGGCTCGATTGGTTAATGTACTCCCTGGGGAGAAACCTCAGGACGCTTATAGAGTCATTGCAGAAGAATCGAAGCCGAACATTCCAGAGCATTTACGTGAGCACTGGGATAGAAAAGCGGTAAAACGTACCGTAATGACAGTTCCTTACAATGCTAAACCTATATCCAACAGAGGTTACATCAAAGAAGCCTTGTTGGAAAAGGGTTTAACCATTGATAAGGATGACCTTACAGTTGTTGTTAATGCAGTTAGAGAAGCAATGGATCGTGTTGTACCCGGTCCAATGCGTGTAATGAAATGGATCGAGATTGAGGTTGCTGCTGCAATTAAGCGTGGTGCGACATTCATCGAATGGGAAACACCTTCTGGTTTTGTTGTTCACCAAAAATTGAACAAATACAAGACCAAACAAATAGAACTACAATTACTTGGTCGTTGTGCCATGAAAATTGGCGAAGAAACCAACGAGGTAGATATTAATCACCATAAAAACGCTACTGCTCCAAACCTTATCCACTCCCTTGATGCATCATTATTACACCTATCTGCAATCCGCTTTAACGCACCGTTGGCCCTCATACACGACTCGGTTTTGTGTCGTGCTTCTGACATGGGTGTTCTTTCATCCATCGTCCGAGAAACTTACATGCATCTTTTTGCGGAACAAGACTACCTAAAAGATTGGGCCAAACAGATTGGTGCCCTTACTGAACCTCCGATCGTGGGTGATCTAGCCCCCGAATCGGTTATTGAATCTACTTACTTTTTTTGCTGATGTCTAAGCCACCTTTTATCACCGCTGATCCCGTTGTTCTCGAAGGCTTTCAAGCCGTACTTTGTCCCGGTAAGTTTGGCTACAGCCTTACTGCCGTGGTTGACGATGAAATGGTTCAAAAACTAGAAGCTGATCGCACCGAAGTATTGAAGTGGTGTGAGTCAAAGCTTAAGAATCCCAAGCGCTCGACGCTTAAACCCACCCCTTGGGAGGAGATCGAGCC